CTGGACTGAAGTCCTCTGAAGCATCAACCAATGAAGTCTCTTTAGCGTCAGCAATCATCTGCTGGGTCTGAGCCACGATGTCCTCGACTTCCTCTTGGCTGACGGCGCCAGTCTCATCAGACGGAGGATCTGGCTCAATAACCTCTTCAACTTGAGTCTCTTTCTTGGCTGCTGGACGCCTGGTCTTAGCCTTTGGCTTCTCTTCCACGATTTGAGGTGGTGGAAGAGCGTCATTGTTTGACGGTGGAGCCAGCATGACCTCACCGTTCAAGTCCACTTCCACGGTACTCATCTCAGCTGCGTCATACATCCCGGCAAAGGTGGACGGGAAGGCACGTCTGAGAGCCGTCACTATAGCGCATTTCTCGATCATAACTCCGGGCATCTTCTGCCAGAGGCCACGTCCAGAGTTGAACTCACTCATTGACACGGTCGGAGTGACATCAATCTTGCGGTCGGTCCTTGCCACTCTAGCCCAACCGCCAACCAGCTTCTCACCGTCCAGCACCAGAGTGCCAACACGGTTCTCTATATGGTCGCCTTTCTGGACAATCACGCCAGACTCGATCCCGTCAAAGTGCGGATGCTTGTCAGCCCGTTTCATAAAGGCATCTTTCCCGGTCACCATCGTGGCCTCGGAGTCCTTGCCGTATTTGATGAGATAGGCATCCCGGACCCAGGGATTCAGACCCTGGTGGCGGCACAGTTCCAAGAACATCAAAGCCTCACGGTCAGTGGCGTTCTTGCACATAGTGTCTTGAATCAACTTCACAGACAGTTCAACGTCTGCTCCAGTCACGGTGTCCGTATACCGGACGATATCAGTAGTAGTCATCTGGCTCCTTTAAGCACTTGGATAGATTTCAGCTTCTTTCGCGCTCCATGCGCGTTTGTGTACTACACTCAAAAACTTAGGATTTGAGCCGTACACCACACCCTCACGCCATAAAAATGCCGGTCCTACGGCAACGAAAAAACTCAACCCGTCCAAGAGTGACGGGGTCTTCACCACCTCCTTCCCACGCTTTTCATTGTCCAAGATATTCCTCCCATCCTGTAGCATCAGCCGTCATATAGACGCTGGCTTGATCGACTACCGCTTGAGCGTAGTCTCTGAATTGAGCGGTCTGCCTGGGGATGTAATCGTCCTTTCCAGCCGGCGGCCGGAGCATCTCATTGATAATCCAGAGCAAGGCTGGTGCTATCTCCAGTGACCGTGGTTTGTTCCAAGGATTGGCTCTTGGCGTTTTATCAACCACGGTCGGCATCCCCATATCCACTAGAAGTTGACGGACACGCTCACGGCTCACGCCAATGGTATCCGCCATCTGAGCCTGTGTGATTAGAGGATTGTCCTTCCTCATCTCACAAATCTTGGACCGACTATCCATTGTCTACCCTCCACTTTATGCGGTCAGCGTTCCGCTTGGTTTCTTGCATGGCGATGAAAGCCTTTTGCGCCTGCGCCAGATCGACCACCTGATTGGCTTCAAAGCCCGTGATAGGACTGGCCTTCACTACCCAGGCTTCACTGACTTCCAGCCCCGTCATCTCGGAATAGGCCATAGCGTAGGCAGCCACTTGCATGGCGTGGCTGGGGTAGATTTCCTTGCCAGACTTCCAGTCGATGATGATGACGCGATCGCCACACCGGGCCACGCAGTCGATCTGACCAGCGTATCTCAGCTCTGGATGGAAGACACTGACCTCTGAATCTTCCACGATGTATGGTCCGTCTTTTCCGCCTCTGTTGAGCCAGGCCATGATGTCAGCGACTGAGCCGGCGTATCGGCTTGGCACTTCTCTATCACCGACCAGGACAGACTCCAGAGCGGCGTGGACGCCCGTGCCGTAGTCTCTGGAGATGTCTCCAGGGGTGGGGATTTCTTCGACTTCCTGGCGGCACTGTAAAAGGTCCATATGGGGGTCACCGTCAAGACTTGAGCGGAGAAAATCAAACATCCAGCCGCCGACTTTCAATTCGTCCTTGGCCTTGCTGGTATATTCGCCAAAGACGGCGTTTAGGATATGGTTCATCCCGCCTATATATGCCCCGCCGATGCCGCCGTAGGCGCCAGTGAATGAGGTCACAGACAGTAAGCCTTTGCACGGCCTTTTAGGCGTAGCACGGCAATCAGTACAGTGACCGCCGCAATCAAAGCCGTCCACCTCATAGCGGTGGTACTCATTGGCTCCGGCCTTGTAGGTGCGCTGGACTATCTCCAGTCCTTCAAACTTGGGTAGCACTTTCATGCAGATCCTCCTTCTATTTAAGACTCGCGCCAGCGGCCTGCCTCAAGGCCGCTGAAACGATGCTTAAATCAATGCTTTTAGTTCTGCCAGGTCACCTTCACGCTTCTCCACCTGTTGCCGTTTGGCTTCCTCCAGAGCCTTCTCCAGCTTGGTGACTTCATCATCTGGAGTCAGTAACCGTCGGCACTTCTCCGCGATCTCAAAGTGTCTATTGGCTTTGTGCATGGCTTCCGTGCCGGCCTTGTCATAGATATCAATCATCCGCTCCAGGTCTTCATTCTCCCAGGTCATGTTCTGTTTCCAATGAGCGTCCAGATTTTCCATGAGTAAGGTATCTTCTAAATCATCACCAACTTCTTGAGCCACAGCTTTGATGCGGTCCTTGGCTGATTCAGCAGCTTGAGTCTCATTATCAATGACCACTCTGCAGCTGTTGCAATGCTCTTCATGCGCCTGAGTGTCCGTGGACAATATCCCGCAGGTAGCAGTCTCAAAGACTGGGGCATCCAGTATCTGCTTCGGAGTCAGATTCATCTTGTTCGTGATTTCATGCACGAATTTGCTCTCATCTGCCCGGATATATAGGAAGACACGGCGGTGTCCTTTCTCTTGTGCCGTGTCATCCAGGACGACCATCAACGTGGACCGGCGGAAGGACTTGAGTAATCCGCCGACCTTGGTTGACGCTCCTTCGATCAGCCACCAGAGCTTCTCATCATTATTCTTTGCCATTGTTTGTTCCTCGATCGTAGTCTTGGTCTGATACCACAGTTCATGTAGTGCCATGACCAGCAATTTCTGATTCAGCATGGGCATGACCAGCCCGGTGTCTTGTGAATACTTGACCCAACTGATCGCGTCCAGACGCTCCGCTTCCCAGAGTTCCTTGAAGTGGTGTTCCCCTAGAACGGACGCGCCTTCTTCCTCATGGAAGGTATCCATGATTGTGAACGGGTCGTCAGCCCAGTAGTCAGCAAACGCCAGCTTGGACTGGTTCATAAATTCCATGATGCCACGCAGGCGGTCAGTGAACTCTTCTCCAGACTTCGGGTCCGGGTCACGGTATTTGTACCGCTTGCCAAAGACTGGAGGGCTTTCAATCGTGATGTCCCACAAGCCTAGAATCTTCTTGGACCGGCGCCGTGCCATTATCATGCTTCCGCCGGCCGCATCAGGCATGACTCTCTTGAAGATGCCTTGCTCCAATGCCGTCATGGAGCCTGGAGACTCTTCCCCGATATGGGGTGGCGTTTCGATCTCTGCAAAATCCAGCATCTGGTGAGCATAGCGAAAGCGTATCAATCTCGGGTCTTCCTCTATGACCTTTGCGGCGCCAGCATCAAAGCTGCGCCACGGGACACAGTAGAAAGAGAAGCCGCTCCCGTCCTCATCATTCATCTCTCTCCAGTATGGAGTGACAGGGGAAGTCCTAATCATTGCAGACGACCCTGTTGGCAAACTTTATCTTGTCAGGGACCAATTGATAGCTAATCCAGGCACGGACATCCTCTTGAGGTAGAGAGAAGCCTTTGCGGTCTAACCCGCAGACCACTTCCCACTTGAACTTCTGATAGTGGCTCAAGACCCATTCAGCCTTCTCATCGCACCTGGCACCCCAGATATCTCTGGCGCCAACGTAGTGGTCAGCGTCTTCCAATGTGTCCATGAGCAATGCTATGGCACATTGCGCCGGTCCAGATCCTCCGTATCCCCACTCCAGTCCTTGAGAGTGCCTGGCCATCTCCCGACGTTCTTTGAGATAGACACCGTCACTCCGCTTGACGCTGGACTCATACATAGCATCTCTGATGCCGTAGTAGGTCAATCCTTTAGTAAAGGCCATTTCGGCTCCTTATGGTCAAAATTTGTGTGCGTGTAAGCCGTTTTGGGGCCGTTGTTTTTTTGATTACGGCCTCTGGGTCAGATTGTCCCTCCTTTACACCCTAGCTGACTGGACTTGTGACCAGTCTGTAGGTTTAACTCCGCCGAAGCGGAGCCACTCACCCTTCATAACTCCTATTAGCCATCCAGACGGCTCTTGCAAATCCACGGGGGGTCTTGCTCCTGATGTTCTTGGTTTTCTGGGACCGACCGCCAAGCCTTTTGTATTGTGGAGAGTAGGTGTAGCCGTCAGGCAACTCCACAGGCTTCTTTTCCGGCATGACAAAGCCGTTGCCAGACCAGATGCAGGTCCGCTTGGTGTACTGATCGCGTGGCGGAATGATGCCGTCAGCGTCTGGGGAAACGTCATCCGCTGGAAGATAGGCCCCATATTCATGGGGAGAGAAGGTGTAGTCCGGCCGCTTGTAGTAGCTGCTAATCATGCTGACCGGGTTCTCAAAGAACCACGGACATTTATAGCTGATTCCAATGTCTCTCACGAAGTAGACCAGCTCCATAGCTTCTTTCTGGAACCGTGGATTGGCCTCACCTTTGGCTTGGAAGTGTTTGGCTCCTGATGTTGCCAGGTCTGTGCATGGGGGCCACCCCATCACCATTTGAACGTCATATAGCTTGAAGATGCGTTCAATGATGGAGGACCAAGACATATCATCCATCTCACCCATCGGGCTGATGGCCTGACCGCCGATCGCGTAGACGGAATTGGCTTTAGGATAAGTTTGCGGAGAGCCAATCTCACGGTGGAAATTGATGCCCTCTGGGTACTGTGCGTCAAAACAGAAGCACTGATAGCCGTCCTCATACCACGGACGGATTGCCTCACCACTGAGGTCAAACAGAGAAATGACCGCCTTTGAATTCCACTTCACGGCCTACTCCAAACCCCTTGAATTTGCCACGGCCTTGGAACCGTCTGGCTGGGGGTTTACGGCTCCGAAGAGCCGTCCTCACCATTTAGACTTTCTGACCGACCGCCTGACGTGCCATGTGCTTGCGGTATTCCTGCACCACGCTTGCCAACGGCGCCACAAGATTTCTACCAGTCTTGGCATCTTTGCATGAGATTGGATTCTTGCTTCTACCGGGTAGGAAGCCGTTGACTGTGATGGTCTTTGTGCCGTAGCGGAAAGTGGCTCCAAGCAT